TGCCTGTGCCTGTGCCGGGGGATGCCCCAGCCGACGAGGACGCTTCCCCGCAAGATGAGGTCGCCGCGTCGGCGTCAGAGCCAGCACCGTCAGACGACGCGAAGAGCGCAAAGCCCAATCAGGAAGATTTCGATACGTATGATGAGTATCAAGAGGCGATGGTTAGATGGAATGTTAAGGAGGAAGTTAGCCAAAGTCTTAAAAAGCGTGAGGCTAAACAGCGCGAACGCATCGCGCGCGACCAAGCCCAGCATGACCAGAAGAAGGTCGTCGATGAGCATAAGGCTCGAATCGATGTCTTTAAGAAGGCGCATGCAGATTTTGATGCCGTTATCGACAAGGGAAAAAACTTGCCGCTAACACGCCCCATGCAAGACGCTGTCGTGAACTCGGAAAGCGGTCCCGCGCTGATGTATCACCTTTGTCAGCATCCTGAAGAGTGTGATCGTATCGCGGCGATGCATCCCATGATGGCAGTCAAGGAAATGGGGAAACTCGAAGCGCGGATTGAGGCCGCTTCAACCGGCCCGGCCTCGTCTGCGGACTCTTTAACGCAAGCACCGCGACCCATCAAGCCGGTAGGTGGTGGTGCGACAGCGTCCACGATGCCCTTGGATCAGATGTCCTATCGCGACTACAAGCGTATTCGCGACAAGGAAGAAGCTGCTGAACGCGGAGGGTAGTGGGCGCGGAGTGAAAGCAGATGGCGAATACCCTGTTAACGATCTCCATGATTACGCGGGAAGCCCTGCGGGTCTTGGAGAACAACCTGACATTCACGAAGCAAGTGAACCGTCAGTATGACAGCCGGTTCGGTGTTGAAGGCGCACAAATTGGCACCGTGCTGAACGTCAGAAAGCCGCCGCGCTATGTAGGCCGCACAGGCACGGCAATCTCCATTGAAGACGCGACCGAAACACAGGTGGCGGTGACGCTCGACACGCAGTTCGGTGTCGATATTACGTTCACCTCCGAAGACCTGGCGTTGAAGATCAGCGACTTCTCCAAGCGGTTCATCACGCCGGCCGTGGCCACGATTGCGAACAAGATCGATGCTAGCGGCTTGGCGCTCTACACCAGCGTCTACAATTCTGTAGGCGTACCGGGTACGCCGGGACCGACGACACTCCTGCAGTACTTGAATGCGGGAGTGGCGCTCGACAACGACGCCTGCCCGATGGACGGGGCGCGTTCAGTCTGTATTACGCCGCTGCAGCAGGCGACGATTGTGGATGCTCTGAAGGGCTTGTTCCAACAGTCCTCGGCCATCGCGAGCCAGTATCGGCGTGGGCAGATGGGTACCGCAGTGGGATTCGATTGGTACATGGATCAGAACTGCAACACCCATACCACGGGCACCTTCACAACCGGCTCGACGCCGTTGGTGAAGGGCGCGTCGCAGACCGGCGCGTCGCTCATCACGGATGGCTGGGCGAACAGCACAGCCGTCATTAAGAAGGGCGATGTGTTTACCATCGCTGATGTCAACCATGTGAACCCGCAGAGTTTGGTCTCCACCGCGTCCGTCCAGCAGTTTGTGGCGACCGCGAATGGTACGTCAGATGGAAGTGGCGAATTGACCATTTCGATCTCGCCGTCCATCACGACCGGGACCGGGTTCAAGACGGTCGATGGGTCACCGGCTGACAACGCCGCCATCACGATGGTGGGCGCGGAAGCCAGTCAGTCACCGCAGGGACTCGCATTCCACAAGGATGCGTTTACTCTGGCGATGGCCGACCTGCCGTTGCCGCAAGGCACCGACATGGCCGCGCGGGTCAGTGATGACCAGTTAGGGATGAGCATTCGACTCATCCGTGACTACGACATCACGACCGACAAATTCCCATGCAGATTGGATGTGCTGTATGGGTGGGCCGCGCTGCGGCCTGAACTAGCCTGTCGTCTACAGGGCTAGGCGTTCGTCTCTCATGCGCCGGGGTGGGGACTAGGTCCACCCCGGCGTAGTTTTAACTGTTTTTCAGGGAGGGGGACGGCATGAGCGAGTCTTACGTCCATCAGTCCTATCCGAAGTGTGTCTACGTGCAAGATGCGGACGGGAACGTCTGCGCGCAAACCGTGCAGAGTCCCGAGGCGCTCAAGGGGTTGAGCTACGCAGAGTCTCCCGCCGGACCGTTCGCGAAGGCGACAGCGTCGAAACCGAAAAGTGTTGCGCGCGCGCGGGAGCGCGCGGCGGCGCCACGGAAACCCAAGCGGAGTAGGTCGTGACCGCAAACGATTTGATTACCCGCGCGCTGCACACTATCGGCGTCTTGGCGTCTGGGGAGACGGCGACCGGGAATGAAATGAACGATTCGCTCGTGATCCTCAATAACATGATTGATAGTTGGGCGACAGAGCGGCTCACGATTTATACCGTGGCGCGCACGGAGTTCAACCTGTCCTCGGGGACGCAGGATTATACGATTGGCGCGGGAGGCACGTTTAACATCGTGCGGCCCCTTTGGATTGTGGCGGCGAGTATCATCACTGACTCGACGGCAGCGGCCGCGCAGAAGATTGAACTCCCTATCGAGCAGGCGATGACCACGCGAGAGTGGCAACAGGTCACGCTCAAGGGACTGCAGTCCACCTATCCGCTGGGGTTCTATTACGACCACAACTGGACCGCGGGGCTGGCGACCATCAGTGTGTGGCCCATTCCGAATGTTGCCAACGTGCAGCTGGTGCTCTATACCCCGACAGCCTTGACCGCCTTTGCCGACCTGACAACCGCCTACACTTTTCCACCTGGCTACGAAGAGGCAATGCGCTATCAGGTAGCCCTTCGACTGGCTCCAGAGTTTGGCGCGAATCTGTCGCCTGATGTGCGGCTACTGGCGTCGGATACGTTTGCCAACATCAAACGGGCGAACATTAACGATGATCAGCTAGGGATGGACCCGGCGCTCTTGGCCAAGGGTGGTCGGTATGATTGGCGCACGGATCGTTACCGATGAAATTTGCAGGCTTTGTAGGACCCAGCTATGTGTCGCAATCGAAGCGCGCTGCTGACCAGCAGTGTATGAACTGGTATGTCGAGAACCTCGAAGTGGCAGACGAGACGTTTCCCACGGCGCTCTATCCGACGCCGGGCGTAGAGAGTTTTGTGACCGAGGCCAAGAGTCCGGTGCGGGGCATGGTCGAGCAGAACGGTCGATGTTTTGCGGTGATCGGGGACACGCTGTATGAGTTGTTCTCTGATGGAACCAGTTTGGATATTTCTGCTATCGGAGGCAACACGACGGTCGATGCGGCCAGCGCGACTCCCGCGACGTTTGCCGCGAACGTGGATGCGGGGGATGAGATTTTCGTGACGTCCGGTGAGAAGGGTTACATTCTGACACTCAGCACGAACAGTTTCGTGGAGGTGAAGGATGATGCTGGAACCCCGCAATCCCTCAACGTGACGCAAGGGGAGTTTCTGGATGGCTATTTTTTGGGACTGGATACGGATAATTCTACCCTCAAGATTTCTGATTTGAACGATGGGACCACCTGGCCGACCACGCAGATTGCCCTTCGGACGGCGGGGGGCGACAAGTGGCAAGCGGTGGTGGTCGCACACCGGGATATTTGGCTGTTCGGTCAGCAGACGAGTGAGGTTTGGTATAACGCCGGGACCAGCCCGTTCCCGTTTGCCCCGATTCCCGGCGCGTTTCTGGAAGAAGGCATTGTCGCGCCGTTCTCCGCGCAGCGGTTTGGCAACACCGTGGTGTGGCTGGGAAAGAGCGAGGAGGGGGCTGGGGTCGTTTACATGGCCAACGGCTATGCCCCGCAGCGCATCAGCACCCACGCGGTGGAATTTGCGATTCAGGGCTACGCGCGCGCGGGAATGACGATTGCCGATGCAGTGGCGTTTACCTATCAGGAAGATGGGCATGTGTTTTATGTCCTGAATTTCCCCACCGCAAAAGCAACATGGGTCTATGACGGAACCACGCAGCTGTGGCATGAACGGGGAACATGGGATAGTGATGCGAGAGCCTATAAAGCGTGGCGTCCGCAATATCATGCGTATGCGTTCGACAAGCACTTGGTGGGCGACCGGGAGCTTGGGACGGTCTACTCGATGGGGATTGACAAATTTGCTGATGCCGGCGGGGGGCCGATTCGTCGCCTGCGCCGCACTCCACACATCAACGCGGACAACGACTGGCTGTTCTACAGCACATTTCAAATAATGCTACAAACCGGCCTTGGGCTAACTCCTGCTCAGCAGGGGGATAACCCTCAACTCATGCTTCGCTGGAGC